ATGAGAAGTGCCCGGCTTCCAGCCTTCTTCCTGCTCTTGGCCTCACTGGCGTCCTGCCGGGATGCGGAGGACGCCGGGCCGGCGGCGGTGGCCCTGCCCACGATCCGGACGAAGACCGGCGCGGAGATGGTGCTCGTGCCCGCGGGTCGCTTCCAGATGGGCTCGGCCGCGGGGGAGCCCGACGAGGCCCCGCCGCACGAAGTCCGCATCGACGCCTTCTACATGGATCGCACCGAGGTGACCCAGGCGCAATACAACCGGTTGGTGCCGGTCGACCCTGCGCATTTTCGCGGAGCGGAGCGGCCGGTCGAGCAGGTGAGCTGGGCCGATGCGGCGCGGTACTGCAACCTTCGCTCGCGGGATGAGGGCCTGGTGCCCTGCTACGACGAGCAGGACGCCACATGCAACTTCCAGGCCAGCGGATACCGGCTGCCCACCGAGGCGGAGTGGGAGTACGCCTGCCGCGCCGGCAGCGAGACTCCTTACAACTTCGGGGCCGACGCCGGCCGGCTGCCGCAATATGCGTGGTTCCGCGAGAACGCCGGGAAAACGACGCAGCCGGTGGCCCAAAAGAAACCGAATGCCTGGGGGCTGTACGACATGCACGGCAACGTGGCCGAGTGGTGCAACGACGTCTACGAGTCGGGCTATTATGCCAAGAGCCCCGAGGTAAACCCCCGCGGTCCGGCCGACGGCGAGCAATACGTGCTCCGCGGCGGCGCGTGGAATTCCCGCGCGGAGGGCTGCCGGTCGTCGGCCCGCGCCGGCGAGGAGCCGGGGTTCGAGGACGCCTGTTTCGCCCGCGACGCGATCGGCTTCCGCTGTGTTCGCCGCGCCCCCGAGCCGCCGAGTGAAAACGTCCCGCGAAAATAAGTCTTGAAATCGGGCCAGCGATTGTGCTAGTGTGCTCCTGTTCGGTCCAAGGAGCACGCGCCATGAATGCAAACGAGGCCCAACCACCGCACGCGGCGGACCAGCCTGCGCCCGGCGCGCGGCTCGCCCGCCTCCACCAGCGGCTTGCCGAGGCGTTCGACGAGCTGTGGGACAACTTCGTGGATCCCGACGACGTGCTGTGGGACGTGGACGGCGCCCGCTGGGCGCCGGCCGGAGGCGATCCCCTGGCGCTGGGCACGGCCCGCGTCGTCCTCAACGAGCTGCAATTGGACGAGATCCGCGCGCAGTGCCGCCTCCTGGCAGTCACGAACGAGTACGCCATCAACGGGCACGAAAACCGCATTTCGTACATCGTGGGCAGCGGCCACACCTACCGGGCGGCGGCGCGGCAGCCCGGCTCCGCTCCCGAACCCCTGGTGCGCGCGGTCCAGGCCGTGCTGGACGACTTCGTCGAGATCAACAAGTGGCACCAGCGGCAGCAGGAGATCGTCCGCCGCAAGGACCGCGACGGGGAGTGCTTCTTGCGGCTGTTCCTGGCCGCGGACGGGACCGCGCAGGTGCGGTTCGTCGAGCCGGGCCAGGTCGCCACGCCGCCGCAGGCCGCCGCCGATCCGGCCGCCGCCATGGGCATTCAGACCGAGCCCGACGACGTGGAAACCGTGCTGGGCTACTGGATCGACGGTCAATTGGTCGATGCCCAGAACATGCAGCACCGCAAGGCGAACGTGGACGCCAACGTGCGCCGCGGGCTGCCGCTGTTCTATCCCGTCCGCAAGAACCTTCGCCGGGCAGAGAAGCTGCTGCGGAACATGAGCGCCATGGCCCAGATCCAGTCGGCGATCGCCCTGATTCGCAAGCACCAGTCGGCCGCCGGCGCGGCGCTGGAGCAGTTCGTCCGCGACGGGGCCGACGTCGAGATCCCCCGCGCCATCGGCGGCCGCACCAGCTCCTTCCGCCGCTATGCCCCCGGCACGATCCTCGACGTTACGGCGGGAACCGACTACGAGTTCCCCGCGGCGGCGATCGACGCCGCCCGCTACGTCGCCGTCCTCCAAGCCGAGCTGCGGGCCATCGCCAGCCGCCTGGTCATGCCCGAGTTCATGCTCACCAGCGACGCCAGCAACGCCAACTACAGTTCGACGATGGTCGCCGAGGGCCCGGCCGTCAAGATGTTCGAGCGCTTGCAGAACGACATGATCGAGGACGACCTGGAGCTGCTGTGGCGGGTCGTGGCGGGGACAGTCCGCGCGGGCCGCCTGCCGATCGAGGCCCTCGACCTGGTGGACCTGCGGGCCACCGCGCCCACCCTGGCCGTCCGCGACCGGCTCCGCGACGCCCAGGCCGACCAGATCCTCGTCCGCGCCGGCGCGATGTCGGTCCAGACCATGGCCATGCGTCACGGGTTGGACCCGACCCAGGAGCACGCCGACCGCGCGGCGGCCGCTGCGGCCGAAATCCCCGGCGGACCGTTGGCCGCGGACGCAAATCCGCGCGTGGCGGGAAACTAAGTCTTGAAATCGGGCCAGCGAAAGTGCTATGTTGAACGCCATGCTGACACGCGAAGCAATTCCGGTGAATACGAAGAAGACGGCCCGGGTCGAAGCGGCCCTGGCCGAGATCCTGGCCGAGGCCACGCGGCGCGGCTTCTTCGGCACGGCCGGCGTCGAGATCTCGGTGCAAGACGGAGCCATCCAACACATCCGACGGAAAGTCGACCGCATGGAGAAATGAGCCCTGCGCCGCTCGGGAGCAGGCGGCCGCGGGAGGAATAAATCACACGGTATCCCAGGGAGCTTGCCGCGCGGCGGCGGGTATCTCGAAGAGCCCACTCGGAACCGCATTGGTTCCCGGCGGGCTTTTTTTGTCAGGCGAGAAAGGAAAGCAGATGACGGAAATCCTCCAAGAGTTTTGCGATTGGCGCGGGTTGTCGATGCGGGTGGACCGGGCGGCGGGCGTGATCCGCGGGGTGAAGATCCTCGGGTCGGAATCGCGCAACGGCCGGACCTACCTGCCCGAGGCCCTGGCCCAGGCCGTCCCGCTCTACGAGAACGCCAAAGTGAACGTGAACCACCCCAAGCCCGGCCCCGCCGCGGGGCGCGACTACCAGGACCGCATCGGCGTGATCCGCAACGTGGTGTCGCAGGAGGGCGGCCTGCTGGCCGACTTCCACTTCAATCCCAAGCACGTCCTGGCGGAGCAACTCCTCTGGGACGCCCAGCACGCGCCGGAGAACGTCGGGTTCTCGCACAACGTCGAGGCCCAGACCGTCCGCCGCGGCGACCGGGTGGTGGTCGAGGCCATCGTGCGCGTGCAGAGCGTGGACCTGGTGGCCGATCCGGCAACGACGCGGGGGCTCTTCGAGTCGCGGAGCGGATCGGCAGAGCCTGCCGTGGCCGGCGAGGTACCCACCGAAGGTGGGTGGCCTGCGCCGGCCGCGGGCCGGGTACCCGCCGAAGACGGGTGGTTGCTGGAGACCCTTCGCCGCCGGCACGCGGCCGAGGTCGCGCGGCTGGAGGCCGAGATCGAGCGGCTGACGCTCCTCGAGGCGGCCCACCAGAAACGCGAGACCGCCCGGCGGCTGCTCGGCGAGTTCCACCTCCCCGAGCCGGATGCCACCGATCCCTTGGCCCGGACCGTCACCAGCCGCCGCTTCGTCGAGGCGCTGCTGGGCGCCCCCGACGAGGCGGCCATGCGGGCCATGGTCGAGGAGCGCTCCGCGCTGGTCCGGGCCCTGGAGACCCAGGGGCCTGCGCCCGTGGGCGCCCGGCCCGTCTCGCGCGACCAGCACCGCGTCGACCGTCCGGCCAGGCTCGACACCAAGGCCTTCGTCGAGGGCATTACCTGAACGCAAGGCGAAGCCGCAAGCGGCCAATCTCCAATCCCGAATCCCCAATCCCTGATCCCTTTTTCCGAAGGAAAGACCCATGAGCGACAGAATGCGTTGGCGCTACGGCGACACCAACCCGGTCGTGGCGGCCGTCCAGGCGGCGACAACGATCGACATCGGCGACCTCCTCTGGCAGGACACCGACAACGCCAAGCCGGCCGCGGCACTCGCCAACCACGGCAACAAGACCGCCAACCAGCAGGCCCTGGCCCAGGACTTCCTCGGCGTGGCCATGCAGCGGAGCCGGATGGGCGACACCGCGCCCGTGCGCGTGGCCACCACCGGCGTGTTCGAGATGGACTGCGCCGGCAGCACGTTCGAGCTGGGGGACCTCGTCGGCGCCGACACGGATGCCGCCGGCGACACCCTGTTGAACCAGCAGGTGGCCAAAGTGGGCCGGGCCGCGCAGGCGATCGGCCGTGCGGCCCGCCGCGCCGCCAGCACCACCGCCAGCGTGCTGGTGGACGTCCGCTCGACGATCATGACCGGCGGGGTGCATGGCGGCAGCTCCAGCGGCCAGTGACAGTAAAGTCCGTGGTCAGTGGTCCGTTGTCCGTGGCAGTCCGCCACAACTGACAACGGACAACGGACCACTTACGCCCAACCCCAAGTCCGAAAAAACCGTTCAAGGAGAATCAAACCGTGCGCGCGATCAAGTACCGTGAACTGAAGCGGATGTACGAGTTGTGCGGACCGGAGCGCTCCGCCCAACATCTCCGCGAGGCGCTGGCCGACGGTCAGCTCCGCGCCGAGGACTTCAGCCTCCGCGAGCTGGCCGAGGCGACCGTCGGCCCCGAGTGGCTCAAGCACATCGATCCCCGCAGCAGCGGCGTCCGCCTGCTGGAAGCCGGCGAGGCGGTCGACGTGACCGCGTTCGCCAACATCACCGGCCAGATCGTCTACTCGAAGATCCTCGAGGCCTACACGCAAGAGGGATTCGTCCTTTCGCGGCTGGTCGAGACTGTCCCCACGCGCTTCGACGGCGAGAAGATCCCCGGCATCGGCCGGGTCGCCGACCACGTGGCGGAAGTCCGGCCGGGGATGCCGTACCCCAGCGCGGGCTTCGGCGAAGACTACATCGAGACCCCCTCGACCGGCAAGCGCGGTTTCATCGTCCCCGTGACCCGCGAGGCCATCTTCTTCGATCGCACGCACCTCGTGCTCCAGCGGGCCGCCGAAGTGGGCGAGGTCCTCGGACTGGACAAGGAGAAGCGGCTCCTGGACCTGGTGATCGGCGTCACGAACAACTACAAGTGGAAGGGCACGTCCTACAACACCTATTACGGCCCCAGCGACGGCGGCCCGTGGACCAACCTCCTCCAGCAGGAGCTGGTCGACTGGACCAGCCTCGATGCCGCCGAGCAGGTGTTCGCCGACATCCTCGACCCCAACACCGGCGAGCCGGTACTGATCGAGGCCAACACGCTCCTGGTCACGCCGGCCTACCGCCACGCGGCGGCGCGGATCCTCGGCACCGCGGACATCATCTACGGCGCGATGACCGACAAGGTCCGCACCACCTACCCCAACCCCTACAACCGCACGTACCGCTTCTACGAGAGCCGGCTGATGTACCGGCGGATCGTGGCGTCGGGCCAGACCACGGACGAGGCCAAGAAGTGGTGGCTGCTGGGCGACTTCCGCCGGGCCTTCGCCTACATGGAGAACTGGCCGATCACCGTCACCCAGTCTCCGGCCAACAGCGAGGCCGAGTTCAACCAGGACATCCTGATCCGCTTCAAGGCCAGCGAGCGCGGGGCGGCGGCCGTCATCGATCCGCGCTACGTCGTCCGCAGCACTCCGTGAGGTGAGAACATGACAACTCGCGTAATCGCCTCCGGTACGATCGGCGATCCGATCACGGGGATTCCCTCGCCGCCGGTGACGGATTTCGACAAGGTCCTCGCCCGCGTCAATGCGCTGGGCTCCGCCGCGACGCAGGCCGCAAGCACTTTCGATGCCGCCGGTGCCGCGGCGGCCGTGCAGGCGTTGATTCCCGCCGCTTCCAGCACCAACCCGGCGATGAACTCCGCGGCCGCAGTCGGCACCAGCACGGCCTACGCCCGGGCGGATCACGTCCACCCCAGCGACACCAGCCGGGCCGCGGCGCCGGCCGGATCGACCGGCCAGCTCCAATACAACGCCGGCGGCGGGGCGCTGGCCGCGGCGCTGGTGAGCTACAACCCGACCTATCACAGCATCGCCGAAGGCAACGGCACGAGCGCAACCGGAAGTTACTCGCACGCCGAGGGCCAAAGCGCGACGGCCGCGGGCAACACCAGCCACGCCGAGGGTAACGCGAGTACCAGCTCGGCCGCGACGTATGCCCATGCCGAGGGTGGGAGCACTGCCAACGCCAATTACGCCCACGCCGAAGGCTACGGAGCCTTGGCCTCGGGCTATGCTGCCCACGCCGAGGGCTCCGGTACGGCTTCCGGGCAATACTCCCACGCCGAAGGCTACGGAGCCTTGGCCTCGGGCTATGCTGCCCACGCCGAGGGCTACGAGACGACTGCCGCGGGAAACTATTCGCACGCGGAGGGAAGTGCGAGCACCGGCTCCGCCGCTTCCTATGCCCACGCCGAGGGCACTGGGACAGCCAGTGCTTCCAATGCTCATGCGGAAGGCGCGGGGACAACTGCGAGCAACACGGCAGCCCATGCCGAAGGCACAACCACGAGCGCAACCGGCGTCTACTCTCACGCCGAAGGCAGCAACACCACGGCATCAGGGTCTATCAGCCACGCCGAGGGCCAAAACACGACGGCCGCGGGAAACAGCAGCCACGCCGAGGGGCAGAACATCACGGCCGCGCAGATCGCCGAGCACGCCGAAGGCGTTTCGTCGACGGGGATCGCCGGCCGCTCGCACCTGACGGTCGAAGGCCCGGTCGCCGTGTCGAGCTGGTACGAGCTGCAAATCGGCTCGTCGCAGCGGGTGAGCATCCCCCCCGGCTGGACCTTCGCCATCGAGTTCTGCATCCAATCCGTCTCGCCGACGTTCCACATCGACCGCTGGCAGGGCTTTGCCACGGTGCAGAACACGGGCGGCGTCGTGGCCGGCACGCTGGACGGCGTGGCGCTGTTCAAGGCCGCCGCCCCCGGGTTCGCCATGAGCGCCTGGGGCACCAACGGCAGCGGCGGGGCGTGGCTGAGCCCGGGCGGCCCGGGCGCCGAATCCGCCAGCCCGCCGCAGATCATGTTCGATACCTCCAGCGGTACCAACGAGATCATGATCAAGATCCAGAACGCGGCCGCCGGTGCACGGGTGTACGGCATCCTCACGATCAACAAAGTCCAGCAGAGCGGCTCCGCGTACAGCGGCCCGCCGAGGGACTGAAAAATCGACAGTCCGTTGTCCGTTGTCCGTTGCCCGTTGCAACTGACAACTGACGACTGACGACTGACCCTTCCATGACGAACGAACCGGGGAAAATCGCCATCGTGCAACTGGCGGCCGGAGGGGCCCTCGGCGGCCGATACCGGGACCTGGTGGCGCCGGCGCTGGAGCGGAACCGCGTGTACTGCGAGCGGCAAGGCTACGATTACGTGTTGGAAACTGACACCTCTGAGCTGTCCAGGGATTGGGGATTAGGGATTAGGGATTGGAAAGAGGAAGGGTTGGAACGATCACAATGGCTCCGCCCCGCTTCTTGGTACAAGATCCCGCTCCTGCTCCGCTATATGCAACACTACCGGTGGACGCTGTGCCTCGATGCGGACGCGGCCGTGGTTCGCCCGGACGTGCGGCTCGAGGCGCTCTTGGACGATGACTTCGACGTGCTGACGGCGACCGACCGTCCGCACGCGGTTGCCAAGGGCGAGCCGCTCAATTGCGGACTGCTGGCGGTGCGGAACACGCCCTGGGCGAGACGATTCCTCGACCTCGTTTGGGAGGATCCCCGCTGGCGGGAAAACCCGCTCTGGGAACAGGACACGATCAACCGGTTTTACCGGGAAGACACCATGGACGCCCGCCGCCACTTGAGAGCGTTGCCGGAGACGCTCGTGGCGATGAGCGACATGCACAACCGCGGCGGCGCGGTAATCGTCCACTTTTCCGGCCTGTCCCATAAAGACCTCCGCCTGCGGATGATGAAGGAACTTTCCCTCTCTGACACCTGACACCTAGCACCTGGCACCTTTCCATGCGCGGCATCGTGACCTCGGCCGGAGGGCCGACCTACTTCCTGAACGCCTACCTGAATTTCAGGCTGCTCCGCGAGGCCGGCTGCCGGCTGCCCATCGAGTGGTTTTATTTGGGGGCCGAGATGAAACCCGCCTGGATCGCGCTGGCGGCCCGGATCGAGGGCGTGACGTTACGGGACCTGGCTGCGGGAGGGATTAGGGATTGGGGATTAGGGATTGGAGAACGCCAGTCCAATCCCCATGACCCGGAGTACCGGGTGCCCCGAATCCCCGATTACTCGAAGGACCGCGGCGGTTGGCAGTCCAAGATCGAGGCCATCGTGCGGAGCAGCTTCGACGAGGTCCTGTTTCTGGACGCCGACTGCTTTCCCCTCCGCGACCCCGGCTACCTCTTCGACGGCGAGTTGTACCGCCGGAGCGGCGCCGTCCTCTGGCCGGACATCTTCCTCTGGGACCCGGACCAGGCGACGGCCCTCGACAAGCGGTACGGGATCACGCTGCCGGAGCGGCAGATCGAGAGCGGTCAACTGATGTTCGACAAGCGGCGATGTGCCGCCGCGCTGGACGCGGTGAGACGCCTGAACGCCCGGAGCGAAGAAACCTACCGCCTGGTGTACGGCGACAAGGACACATTCTTGATCGGCTTCCTGCAGACCAGGACGCCGTTTGCCGTCGTGCCGCACCTGATGGATCACGTCCCCGGCGGTTACATCCACAAGGATTTTGAAGGCCGCCGCCTGCTGGCACACCTGGTGGCCGGCGGCAAGTTCCAGACGCACGGGCGGCCGTTCGTCCGCGACAGCGATTTTCCCGCCGCCCCGCGGGCCCGCGAGATCATCGCCGAGCTGGTGGCGAGTGACGAGTGGCAAGTGACGAGCGAAGAGCCGCCCGTCACCAGTCACTCGTCACCAGTCACTCGTCACTAACCACTAACCGGAGGTCTCCATGCCCGCCATCACCCTGAACGCGCCCGTTACGACGCCGGCCGTCCCGGCCGCGACCTATCCCAACATTTGGCTCGCGGAGTTGCACGTCGACGCCCGCAACGGCCAGACAGCGCAGATTTTCGCCACCCTGGTCCCGTGCTGTACGAATCCGGACGGCTCGATCGGCCTGAATCCGGCCGCTGCGGTCCCGGTCGCCGTTCCGGACTTTTTCGGCACGGCGACCCCCGACGAGCTGGCGCTGATGTACAGCCTGGTCCAGGCATTGAAAGCCCGGGCGGGAGTGTGAGCGGCGCAACGCCTTTCCGCGGCTGTTAGCCGCGGGCTATTGGATGTCTTTCATCCTTCTATCCTTCCTCCTTCACCTTTGACCGCCATGACTCTCGACGAGGCGAGCACGATGACACTCGACCAACTGGCCACCACCTCCAGCGACGAGATTCTCGTCTCCGGCGGCGGCACGGTTACGCTGCCCAACACCGACGGCTCGACACCCGACGCCTCGCAGGTGCTCCCCGCAGCACACTTCGGCGCGGACAATGCCACGCAGGGCACGGCCGACGTCGTGATGGGTCCCCAACAGATCGCCGACGCTCTGAAGCTGGCACCCACGGCCGGCAACCCGGCGGCCGGCAGCGTGATGGCCGAGTTGGCCGACAAGACCGGCTACTCGCTGGCCAGCAACGGCCTGGACGGCATTGCCGCCACGGTCCCGACCGGGCCGGCCGCCAATTTCGCCCAAATGGTCGTCCAGCTCTGGCGGCGGTTCTTCAAGAAGGCGATCCTCGACCACAACGCGGGCACGCTGGTCACCTATGCCGACGACGGCACTTCGGTCTTGACCACGCAAGTTGCCAGCGAGGCAGGCGAAGTGGAGACGCAAGGCCCAGCGACGTAGTAGTCGTCCGTGGTCCGTTGTCAGCCGTCCGTTGCCACGGACAACTGACAACGGGTCACGGACCCTTTGAGAAAGCGATTGCGATGCTCCGGCTTACAGGACGACTGCTCGCGCTTTGGCCGCCGCTGGGCGGTTGGGCCGACGCACCCGTGGGCGGCCCGTACACGGTCGGGGGGGCCCAGGCGTTTTGCCCCGGGCCGGCCACTCAGGGCGTATCCGGCACCTTCGGCGCGGCCGGGTGTCCTCCGGGGGGCGCGGCGGGGCAGTCCTATGTGGCCGGCGCAGCCGGAGGACAGGTGACGGCATGACCCAGCAGGCGGCAGACGTTTACGGCACGGCCTTCAAGAACGGGTCGGTTACGCTCATGGCCCGCGTGCTGGGCTATGGCGGCGCGGCGATTCACCAGGCCGACATCGCCGCAGCGGTCTACTCGATCTACTTCCTGGAAGAAGACGACGCCAATGCCCGCTTGCCGGTCTCCGGCCACCAGGACGTGTCGCTGTCGCCGGCGGGGGTTGTACTGGAGGAGCTGGCCAGTGGCCCGCCGTGGGATGCGGCCTCCGACCCGGCCGGCTACAACTTCTGCCACACCCCTGACGTCTCGCAGTACCCGGCCTTTCCGGTAGCCGGCGTGAGTTGCCTGGTCGAGTACCGCCTGACCACGGCCAACCCCGCAGGGGCCGGGCAACCGATCCTCGTGCGCTTCCGCATCAACGTCATCTGAGGCCAACCCATGAGCGACGTCGACCAACTCCGCAAGATCAAGATCCAGACGCTCGCGCTGGTCGCCGAGATCACGGCCCAGCCGAAGCCGACGTACCTGATCGACAAGCAGAGGGTCTCTTGGGCCGAGTACCTGGCCCAGCTCCAGGAGACGGTAGCCTGGTGCAACCAGCAGTTGGCGGCCGCCGAGCCGGTCGAGATTCGCAGCCGGGCGTACACGTAGGCCCCGCAAGGATGAAGGATAAGAGATGAAGGCGGAAAGCGGATTAGTCCGTTGCCCGTTGCCAGTTGTTACGACCGACCACTGACCACTGACCACTGACCACTGACGACCATGTCCCTCTGCTTCGATCCGTCGAGCGATTTCGTCCAGGCCGTCGACGGCCTCGAGCCGGTCACACTGCTGCGGCGCGGCGCCGGCGTCGCCGCGCTGGGGACCGTGATTGCGCATGCGTTGCGGCAGGTGGCAACGGTGCACGAGGCGGCGCCCTCGGACGGCCGCGCGACGGCCAGCGACGTCACCTGGCACCTGAGCGTGGCCGAGCTGCCCGACCCGCCGCGGCTGGGCGATGTGCTCCGCGATGCCCGCGGTGTCCGCTGGGTGGTGCTCGAAGTGGTCCAAACCACGCTGGGCTCCCGCTGGCTGTGCCCGTCGCGGAGCCTGGCGGTGGCCCATGGGCTGAACGACACGATCACCATCCTGCGGGCTGCGTACCCGAAGGGAGCGGCCGGGGCCATGGACCCGGTGTGGCAGCCGTGGCGGACGGGGATTTGGGCGCGGATCCAACCGCTGGCGGCCGAGACCAGCCTGGCGGAAGAATCGCGCGAGACACTGGCCCGCTGCCGGGTCTTCGTCGAGGAACCCCTCGAGCTGGACCACCGCCATCGCATCCGCGGACCGGAGGGAACCCTGTACCGCGTGCTCCGCACGACGCTGGCCCAACGGATCGACGAGCTGCCGAGCATCGAGGTGGAGGTGGTGCCATGATTGGGGCCTTGATGCAGGCGATCCACCAACGGTGGCAGGCCACCGCGGGCCTCAGCGGCCTGTTGCCCGCCACGCGGGTCTCGACCGGGGCGAGTCCCAACCCGTCGCTGCCCCGCGCCGTCCTGACCCGGCAAAGCGACCAGCCGGTGGCCGCCTGCAACGACGGCTCCGCCGTCACCTTGGTCGGCGTGCGGATTCAGGTGTTCCATGCCAACTACGATGCGGCGGCCGCCATCATCGACCAGGTCACGGCGGCGTTCGACCGGGCGGACTTTCCGCTGGACGACGGCCCCCCGGGCGGCGCGCGGGTGATCTGCATGCGGCGGAGCAACTATTCCGAGGGCCAGGAGGCCGACGGCAACTGGCGGATGGCCGTCGACTTCGCCTGCGCGGTCTACCGGCCGTCCGGGGAACCTTAGGCGCAAGAGGAGAACTTGACCGACTTCATAAAGCCGCGACCGTTGGTCGCGGCCGGCTTGCGCGACCTTTCGGTCGCGGCTTCATGGCAAGAAAAGGACACCGCAACCATGTCATTCAAAGCAGAGATCCGCGCATCGCTGGGATGGAATTGGAACCACGGCGCAGTGGACAACAGCCGCCTGAATCATACGCGGTCGTTAGCGGAAGGCTGCGGCCAGGGCCAGGCGGAAGCCGCGTGGCACGCCGAGAACCAAGCGTTGTCCAACGGGTCCGCGGAGGCGCTGGACCTCACGGCGCTGCCGCGCGACGTGCTCGGCTCCGTCCTGGTGACCACGCTGCTGCGCGTCAAGGGGCTGTTGGTCCTGAACGACACCGGCTCCGCCGGCACGCTCCTGGTGGGCGGCGCCGGCGGCGCCGAGTGGTCGGCCCCTTTCGGGGCCGACGGCGACACGGTCGAGATCCCGCCGGACGGCGCCCTGCTGCTCTCCAACCGCGGCGCCGGTTGGCCCGTGGACGACGCCCACAAGCTCCTCCGGCTCAGGGCGGCGGGCGGGCCGCTGACCTACTCGCTGGCGATCCTCGGGGCGGTCACCGCGACCGGCTCGGGCTCCAGCGGCGCGTAGGCGTCGCAAGCACACAAGTGGACCGATCTCCCGGGCCGCGCGACCAGCGGTCGCGGCTTGATAAAACGTTTTTGAGAAAGGCAAGCGCATGGCCGTCCTGAGCGGAAAAAACGGAACCCTGTTCCTCGGCGCCACCGAAATCACGCCGGTGGTGAACTGGAAACTCGTTACCAGCAGC